GGTTTTTTGAGTAAGATCGAAAAATGTTAAATTTTCTCGGGGAAAGTTTTTTTGAGTTTTGGTTTTTGGACATTTTTTTTGTCCATTTTTGAAAACCTTGGATATTTTATGTCAAAAAACACAATTCTGTGACCATAATGAAAAATTAGCGTCTCATCGCTAAAAATTTTTGAAAAATTTTGTTACGATAAAATTTTCCATTTAAAATATTTGGGCTTTTTGCGTCATCATTTTTTTGATGACAAATGATGACGCAAAAAGCCCACCGTTTAAATATATTTTAAATGACATCATATCAGGTATTAATTCTTTAAAACATTGTATAAAATTTGTTACTGTAAAATAGAAATGTGACAAAATGATGACAAAATGATGACAAGTTTAGCAAAGCATAAATGTTAAAATATATTTAATTGTTCTTATTGATACTTACGATAAAACTAAAAAAAACATTCAAATTAAAAATAATAAATTTTAAATATTTATAATAAATTTTAAGAAAATTATATAAACGAATATATATAAATTATTTATGCCAAAACATAAAATTAACTATTCGAACACAACTATTTATAAAATATTTTGTAAAGATGAAACAATATTAGACATCTATATTGGTCACACAACAAACTTTTTCCAAAGAAAAGCATCTCATAAAATAACTTGCGAAAACCCAAATAGTTCATCGTATAATACAAAATTATATAAAACAATAAGGGAAAATGGTGGTTGGAATAATTGGAATATGCAAGAAATAGAAGTATTAAATTTAAAAAATTCAACTGAAGCTAGAATAAAAGAAGGAGAATATTATCAAAAATTAAAAGCAAATTTAAATGATGTCAGTTCTTGTAACATTAAAAATGTTTTTATTTGTGATATATGTAAAACACCTAATTTTAATTCAAAAAAAAAACTTGATGAACATTTAAAATCTCAAGAACACGAATATAATTTATTAAAAATAGAACAAAATAAAACTCAAATAGATAATTTTTATTGTGTAAATTGTAATTTCAAATGCTTATATAAAAGAGATTTTGAAAGACATAATGAGACAAAAAAACATAAAGAAATATATGAAAACCAATTAAAAAAATATAATTGCGAATGTGGAAAAAATTATTCAACAAGACAAAGTTTTCATACACATAAAAAGAAATGTTCGAACCAAGAAAAAAATATCGAAGACGACAATCCTTTAAACGAAAAGGAAATAATTATGACTCTTTTACAACAGAATAATCAACTTCAAAATAAAATAATTGAACTATGTAAAGATAAATCAGTAACAAATATAAATAATGCTGGTGCTCATATAAATTCACACAATAAAACCTTTAATTTAAATGTATTCTTAAATGAAACTTGTAAGGATGCGATGAATATAATGGATTTTGTAGATTCTCTCAAACTTCAATTATCAGATTTAGAAAGTGTTGGTAGATTAGGTTTTATAGAAGGCATATCAAACATCATTATAAAAAATCTAAATGAAATGGATGTTCATAAACGTCCTGTTCATTGTAGCGACTCAAAGAGAGAAGTAATGTATATTAAGGATGAAGATAAATGGGAGAAAGAAAATGAAAATAAAAATAAACTAAGAAAAGTAATAAAAAAGGTAGCAAGTAAAAATCAACGTTTATTACCAAAATTTAAAGAAGAACATCCAGATTGTGGTAAATATCATTCAAAGTATTCTGACCAATATAACAAATTAATAGTAGAATCAATGGGAGGTTCTGGTGATAATGATCTTGAAAAAGAAGATAAAATCATCAAGAAAATAGCAAAAAATGTTTTAATTGATAAATCCATTGAATTATTAGATTAAAAACGTAATTTTAAATATTTAAAGATGTATATGTCAAAACAGATTATTAGTGAAATAGAAAATAGAGACGCTTTTATGACACTTTTGCAGCACAATCCAGGACTGATTGTATTAAAATTGGGTGCTGAATGGTGTGGTCCTTGTAAGACCATAAAACAAGCGGTAAACGGTTTTTTTGCTTCTTCGCCTCCAGAAGTAGTATGCGGAGACATTGATGTAGATATATCATTTGATTTTTATTCTTTTTTAAAGTCGAAAAAAATGGTAAATGGGATACCTGCGTTAATATGTTATAAAAAAGGGAACTCGACATATATCCCAGACGATATAGTAACAGGTTCGAATTCTCAACAATTGCACAATTTTTTTATTAGATGTGGAAAAAATTTAATGGATAGCTTAATACAACACCCTAATAAATAAATATAATTTTATATAAAATATATTTATTGTTTGTTCTAAATCTTCAATTATGTTTTTACTGTGTTTTTTTATTGTGTTTTTTTCTGTGTTTTTTTATTGTGTTTTTTTATTGTGTTTTTTTCTGTGTTTTTTACTGTGTTTTTTACTGTGTTTTTTGTTAGATATTGATATTCTTATATTATTACGATTTATTCCACCACCGTGACCATTATCATTTTTTGGTAACACTCCAGCCGTCACTTTCTCTAATTTTGTGTCATATCTCCGCATTGATGGTGGGGAGATAGTATGATTGCAAGTTTCATCATATATTTGATAATTCCAAAAAAAAAGTTCAGAAGGGTGTTTTTCATGCAACATTTCCATTATGTCAAAAAAATCGGGATAGGTTTGTTTGAATGCTTGAGACGCATTAGAAAACTTATTTCGTATATAAGGAATAAGTTCATCAAATCTTATTGGATTTTCTAAATAAATTATAGTATTATCGAGCATTTTTTGGCAAATACGTAAATCGTTTCTTATTAATTGAATAGAATATAATTTAATGGTTGGACCATTAGGGCGGACTGGGATGTATCTCTGACGTTTTTGGTCAGGTTCTCCCCCAAAGGTTTTATTTCCTATAATTTTAGTTTGTTGGAAATAAGCCCAATCATTACCTTCTTTTTGAATTTTTGCGTTTTGCCATTGTGTTTGGTCAGTAAAATCTTGATACTTGTTTGCCTTTTTGAATTGAGATTTCAAGTCAACAGTAACATTGTTTAAATATTCTAAATAATTACCGACGTATTCTTGTAAGTCATATTTTTTTAAATGATTGTCCATAAAACTTTCTAGTTCTGGGTTTCCTAATGAGCAAATGCCCGCATTTTTCATTCCAAGAACCCACACTTCGCCGTCGTTTTTTGGGTCATAATGAAGTAAGCTAGGAAAATCGGGATTTTGTCCGACGACATCTTTAACATCGTTTTTTTCCACAGATTTTCCGTGGCCACTGATAGAAAATGTAACCTTAATAATAATATTAGCGGACATATAATATAATAATATAATAATTTGAGCGTTTTAAATGTCCAAAGGTGTAAAAGTAAAGATGGAATGAGTGAGAGTTAATACAAAAGAAACTGAAAACAACTACAGTAAAAGGTTATGTATTTATATAAAAAGTGTAATTATATGTTTAAGAATCAAATATGATAAATAAAATATATGATAAATAAAATATATTATAATAAAAATATAATATTATAATATATGTCATCATTTACAAATCTATTTATACTTTTTTTTATTCTAATAACATTGAATATCTTTTATAAAAGGTATGAAAATAAATTATTGAGACAAGAAAGTAGTGATATATATGAATCAATACAAAAATACTTATTAGATGGCGATACTTTAGATAAGAGTAAAAAACCAATTTTATGGGTTCACGTTCCATATGAATATAATTCAAGAAATTGGTTAAGTTTTGGTTCTAGAAGTTCATTTGAATTAAACCAACCGTATTTATATCTTACGGTAAAAAGCATAATAAAGAATTGTGACGATTCCTTCAAAATTTGTATTATAGATGATGCGACATTTAAAAAACTAATACCAGGGTGGAATATAAATATGTCCAGTATATCAGATCCAATTCTCTCTAATATGAGAATGTTAGGAATGATGAAATTATTGTATATTTATGGTGGAATGTATTGTCCAATATCATTTTTATGTTTGAAAGACCTGAATAATATGTTTTTAAAAGGAACCCGTGGAGAGAAAATGTTTGTTTGCGAGACAGTTGACAAGAATGTAACATCGACAGATTTAGATTTTTATCCTAATTTGTCATTCTGTGGTGCTCCAAAAGAATGTGAAACAGTAAGAGAATTATGTAATTTAATTCAAAGAACCGCATCACACGATTACACAGCTGACACCAGATTTTTAGGTGATTATGATAAATGGTGTAAACAACGAATAGTAAATGGAAAAATGAATATGATAGAAGGTGTAGAAATAGGTACAAAAACAGTAGATGAAAAAAAAATAATAGTAGATGATTTAATGTCAAACAATTATTTAGATTTGCATCAAGGTGCGTATGGTATTTTAATTCCATCTGAAGAAATATTAAATCGTAATAAGTTTGAATGGTTTGCGAGATTGTCCGAAAAACAAGTAATGGAAACAGATACAATAATAGGAAATTATATTCTTCTCTCTCAAACAAATGAAAAGGGTATTTTAGAACCAATAACAAATAAAGGGGTTGAAGGTGAGTTTATTTCATTTTGGAAGACGCCATTGCAGGATGTCTGGGGTTTAAAACCGAATTTGCTGGGAAATAATATGTCAAATGTTCAATATAGTAGACGCTAAAAATAGTAAATAAAACGAACTTAAAAAGATATCAATAATATGATTAATAATGTCAGCCATAGTAAATGCTCCAACAGATTGTCTAGTATTTAAATTTGAAGAAGTAGAAACAGACACCAAAAACATTGATACTACTGTTTATGTCTTTTTTGATACCAATAAGAAAAAATATATTATAAGAGGAAAAAGAAGATCATCGGCCAAATATAATTCGTGCACCTATTCTTTTGATTCTTCGTGTATATATGAAGTAGTAAATTTTCTTCAATATATAATTTGTCGTTTCAACAGATTGAATGAAACATTGTATAACTATGATAATTTTCCATATGATTCGAATGAAATTACATTTGATTTTTTTCATACGCACGATCATCAGGACTATGAGATTGCCGGTTATGATGGAGAGAAAATAGTAAGGGATAGATTAGTTAAGAATTTGAGAATGTTGTCGTCCATTTGTAATGAATTTTAGAATATTTAGAATATAAATTTTATTTAATATTTATATTTTAGTAATATATATGGCATTTAATGAGAACGCTTTTATAATAGCAGGCACTGCTATTGCGATAGGTGGTGTAGGTTTATATTTATGGGATACACGCGGAAGTGCTATGGCATCATCTCTTTCTTCATCCACACAGCAATATACACAGCAGATTGCGGGTAAAACGAAAAGGAAATTCCATAAAAAAATAAATAGAAAAACAAAAAGACATTAAAATATCTCGGGTTTAAATAAGCGAATTAAATTACTTATTATAATTATGAAGGAT